GGCCAACTGGATATCATCATTCTTAAACTCAGGTAGATTTGAGTTTATTGCACTATTCAATATGACTGCAACGTCATTGACTGGTCAGTTTACTATGTGTAAGGGTGCTATTGTTGATATCACAACAGACTTACCATTCCCAGGTGTTGCACCACCAACACAGGTTAGGATCTCAGTGGGTCAGCAGATGCCTAGTAGTATGGCAGACATACTAGCAGGTTCACAGAACTCATTCCATGCTACCTTTATCTCAGCACCCACTGGTGTGATTGCTGAGTTTGTCCCACAGGGTGCTATTATTAACCAGTGTAACAATGGTCTAGGAGCATACGTGGTCAACAACGGTTACATGGCAGTGGGTTGTGCTGCTGGTCCTTGTCAGGTCTTCGGGTTGCCAGTTTTGCTGAACTAGTGTATACTATATCCAGTGACCCATCCAACATGGCAGAGATAACAGGAGACACAGGCACATACCTAGAGCATATCTGGGTGAATGTGGCAAAGAGACAAGTAAAGATCATGGACAATGAAGGATATGATGAGATAGTGACGTGGGAGTTTAGTGAAAACGGAGTGGATGGGTTCACTGAAACATTGCAACACTTTAAAAGATTAGTCCCTGACGATATGATTACATACCTATGAATATCATACAACTAACACAGGGAGAATTGGAAGACAATCTCCCTTTTTCATTGAATCTGGTGGAGAAAGGACATACCCTAAAGGTTACTACCAATAACGGTATTGTCTGCATAATATCACCAGTAGCATCAGTTGCTCAGGATCCACAAGAACCAGAGCTAAATATTCCAAAACCTGATGAGTTTGTCCCAGATCCCGTTGGTACACGTGCTTATGTGGATGGTGCACTCGCAGAAATGAGTAAGGACTTGATGACATGAAAGGACGTATCACACGCAAGTATTGCTACCTAAATGGTAAAATAGTTGACATGTGGTACATTCAAGGCATCCCTTTCACATTTGAGGAACTACCTCAAGCAATGGCAGAATTGGATGAGATTGAAAACGAAGCAGCATTAGCCACTGGATATGATATGGATGACATGTATAAATGGTCAGACTATCTAATAGCAGAGCAATGCCACCCACTACTGTTTACAGTAGAGGAATTTATTGAAAACTATGAAGAGGTTCCCGAGTGAAGATTTTTTTAGATACTGCTGATGTCACCAGTATTCTCGAACGTTTCGAGACTGGGTTAATCGATGGTGTCACAACTAACCCATCTCTTATTCGTAAGAGTGGTAGAGATCCAGAAGATGTCTATCGTGAGTTAGCACACAATGGCATTCCAGACATTAGTATGGAAGTCGTGGAGGATATGATAGGAGAGGGTAGAAGACTCTCTAAGGAATTTCCCTACGTGTGTACCATTAAGGTACCATGCACCCCAGAAGGGTTGCAGGCATGTAAAGTATTATCAGATGATGGAGTTAGAGTAAATGTTACGCTTATTTTTAATGCAGCTCAGGCTATCCTTGCTTCAAAGGCAGGTGCTACGTACGTCAGTCCTTTTATTGGGCGGTTGGACGATAATAGCGTTGCTGGGTTGGAGGTTGTCCGATCAATAAGCGAAGTATATAAGGTGCAAGGAGTTAAGACTCAGATACTTGCAGCATCTATACGTGACGTATATAAAGTCAGTAGATCATTCTGGAATGGTGCTAGTGTAGTTACCATGCCACCTAAGATCTTTGATGGAATGTATAACCACATCCTTACAGATAAAGGGTTGGATATATTTGATAAAGATTATCAAGCAACCAAACAGTCAGTATTCAATCCACCCGCATATGCAAAACATGGCAAAGATCTTGATTCCATTTAGTCTACTTCTAGTAGGATGTACCAATCACGGAGGAGGCTTCAATGTACCTTCGGGATGGACCTACATGGATACAGGTGGAGCAAATACATACACTTGTGAGACAGCAGGTGAAAATGCAGCAGCATACTATGCTACTGGTGAACACCCTAACTTAGCTGATTGTTAATGGAACCTACACATCTACCATGTTGGACTCAAGTGGATATACACTGGGACCAAGTAATCGAAAAGATAAATGGTGATGTTCAAGATGGTCACTGGGGTTATTCTAATGAGAAGACTCCAGATGAAATACTTCCTACTATTATATTAGAGGGTGATACGTTACCCTCTTCTTTTGTGCCTGTTGCTCAGAAGGTATATAATGAGTTTGGGTTTGGTTTACTAGATACCTATGTGGCATTTACACCACAGTCAAGGACATTTGGTAGACATTGTGATGATCAAGATGTATTCATAGTTGGTGCAATAGGCAGCACTAAGTATAGATTTGACGACGGCAAACAATATACCCTATGGCCAGGATGTGGTATTTACATACCTGCTGGTGTATATCATGAGCCTATTAGTTGTACACCAAGAGCAGTATTAAGTTTTTCCAATGCCTGAAGAAATAAAGTGGGATCTAGAAGAGTTGAAGAAGTCATTACTTGACAGTGCGTCAGATTATGATAGAATAGTGAAAAATATGAATCAAGATGACAACACCACCTTTACCAGAATGGAGTCCAAACAGGACAAAGCAGAGGAACCAAGTAAAGAGTAGATTTTACTACATCTTTTGGGGTATTGCTACATTCTCAGTAGTGGCAGGACAGGTATATGTTGGGTCTGGGTATAGAGACTATGCTAGATCACTTAATAGACTATTCGACACCATTGAAGTGGAAGTAAATGCACCCAGATTTTATTGAATCATATCCTGATTTAGTATCTGAAGATACATGTAATACTATTATCAAAGGGATTGATAACATCCTTGACAATAGAGTTACTCCATACATGCAGAAGCATACTGTGGCAGATCGTAGAGTTGATGCTGCCATTTTTGCTGAACATGATTATCAGGAAGCACATAAGATAATTAATGATGCTCTGGGTAGAGCAATTGAGTTATATATTGAGAAATATAGTATTATTGACCATAGAGATACTAAGGTAGTGATGCCATTCTCTACATGGAGTGTTAAATTGCAGAAGACACCTATAGGAGGTGGGTTTCATCAATGGCATTGTGAGAATAGTGGTAATAGGGATACTCAGCGTATCCTTGCTTGGACAGTATACTTAAACACCTTTGAAGGTGAGGCAGAGACAGAATTCTTACAGCATGGTAAGAGATTAAATCCTGTTGCTGGAACTGTTGCCATATGGCCAGCATACTGGACACATATGCATAGAGGTAATCCACCATATAGTAAAGATAAGTATATTGCTACTGGTTGGTTCTCATTTAATGGTGAACAATAAAATACCCCCTAAAGGGGGTAAGTATTATGCACAACGGTAAATCACTGTGCGGATTGAAAAAGATGAAAACACTCTAGAGGTCAGCAGAGCAGTTGTCTACAGAGTCTTTCCTGCTCATAGCTATCGCTCTCAATAAGACAGGAGAAGTAATCATCTATTAATTCTTCCTGTGGTGTGTTTAAGCAACGGTCTTGAGAGTGTTTCCACTCAGCTAGTTGATTTTGTGATCTAAGATTGTGCATATTACTTGAATAAGGGGATAATAACAAATTAAGTTTTCACTTCATTTTGTATATTCCTAATTCTACCACTATTTATAAGATTTGGTCCTAATACCAGGACAGATGATACAAAAATTATTGCCTACGAGTTTTTACCTATATCAATACTCCAGCCCTAAGTCGTATAAATAAAACTGTAGCAAATTGTGTTGAAATTTCGTGGCAACTAAACGGATATCCCAGTTAGAAACTCTTGCGAATGCATTAGTAACTGGTGAAGCTATTCTGCCCATTGTTATTTCTGATCCACTAATCCCTAATAGAAAAGCAAAGGTTAACCAACTTTTCCGTGGTTTGAGTGCAGGAACAGCAACCGAGCCAGGACTAGCTTTTGACCTTGACAGAGATACTGGAATCTACCAAAGTGCGGTAGATGAGATAGGTCTCAGTTTTGGTAGTGCAGCATTGTATAATAGTAGAAGACAGAACACAGATGGTTCTTCAACTCTTATCATACGTGCAATAGACAGTGCATCAGCAACGTCAAGTATTGAAATTACCCCACAGGGTAGTGGATATATGACGATTAATGGTGACTTCGTACAGACAGATACGAAGTTCTATCTATCAGGTGACCAAAACCCTGCTAAGAGAGCACACTTCAATGTAGATACTATATCTACACAGTCTGGTACACGTCGTTTCGACTTACCAAACATTGGTACTAATACTAGTACTACTATAGTTGCTAATGATACATTTCAGACCTTAACTAATAAGACTATTCTTATTAAGGATGCTGAGCTACAGATAACAGGATCTAGTGATACTTCAAAGGTCGCTAAGTTTGAAACAGATGCTTGGGAATCACCAGGTTCACATACCTACAAGTTACCTGACTTTGGTGCTGCTAATACACAGTCTACGCTACTAGACGATATTACTGAGCAGAATGTATTCAATAAGAATATGGTTAACCCCACATTCTCGAATACTCCATCAAATGATGAGAATAACCCTACAAGGTATGTAATATTTGATTCATCACAATTAACTCAGGATCGTACAGTTATATGGCCCGATCTTAACATTAAAGCAGTTGGTGAAGCATCAGCACAGACTATATCTAATAAGGTATATAAAGGAGCAGTATTCTGTGACACTGATGTAGACGATGGTGAGGGTAGAAAGATACAGTTTATCTTAGATAATATCGAGGATAACCAGACATACCAGTTTAGTTTCCCTGATAACGATCCTACAGCACCATTAAATAATGGATCTGATCCAAATATGATTGTCACAGAGAAGAAGACTCAGACTCTGGTCAACAAAACGTTGGAACAGATGAAGATAAATAATCCAGATAATCTCAATGGATTAGTAACTATTGATGTATCAAACATTTCGGATAGTGTAGCAATACAATTCCCAAATGCTGATGCTACTCTACTTTCAACAAACAACATTAGTGATGTTGCTATTAGTTTCGGTGGAGCACTCGCAGCACCTGTCTTAGGTGGACAAATTAGACTACAACAACATTTCATGTCTGGATGGTAATTAACA